TGATTATCCGAATGGAAAAAGTCACCGAGGTTCAGTATGAGTCCTGTTTTAGAGGGCGGACTTCTATCGACTAGAGCGTTGGTTGCTCGTCTTAAATCTTCAGAAGCAATCTTTAAATCGAAATCTTCGCCCGATTCTTCTGCCCAAGCGTACATTCCTATATGAGGGTCTCCCATTGGATAAACCGCCAAAATATCATCATCAACAACATCTGGTGTTGATATGTTACCGATAGGCTGAAAATCACCAAGTGCCTCGGTAAATACTTCTGCTACTTCCTCATAAGAGTGTCCAGAATTTTGCGTTTTAACCCATTGCCCCTTTACTTGACCATCTTGGTCGTAGTAAGTTGAAACCCCTTTAACATCAAACCCTTCTGCGGTCTGGTGGGTCATATCCGCCTCTGGCGCGATACCTACTTTAGAAGCTCTCAATTTAAGCATTCTTAAAGTACGAGATACGTTCTGATGACAAATCCCAAGTTCGTCAGCTACCGCTCTAACCGACTGTAAACGAATGTAGGACTCTAACTTAGCTTTCTGCGACTCTGACGTGCAGAATTCATAAAGATGGTGCATTTAACTACCTCTTTGCGTTTGAATTTCCGAAGTAAAATCCGACCACAGCCATAATAGCGTGAGGTAGATAGTCTGGTGTAACTACGCCTTCTAGTTCGACATAGCGTGTAACCGTCTTTGTAAAATCTAAGAACCAGAATTTGAACCCTTCAACGTATTCAATTGGTACTTGAGTGCTGGTGTCCCATAATGCTGGAGCAATTAAAATAAAACCAGCCATCGCCACAAACGATACAACAAGAAAGCGTCTTGCCCAGTTTGCGCTTGTTGTTTGGAAGGCTCTAGCATCTTTTAAAGCACCCTCTCTTGCTAAACGCTCATCCGCAAGGTCTTGTCTTTTATCAGCCTGAAGTCGAATGTAAGCCGATGCTATATAGCTTACAATCATTGTTATTAATTCTAATGGTAAACCAAACATGTTAGTTTAAATAAAGTGTCAAGAACCAGCCAACCAGCTATTAGAAAAATCCATATCTTCATTCATATCTTGAAGTTTGATACTTATGAATAATGTCAATCATCTTGTCCAGCTTCTCGTCAATACGCCTGAACATTTCCTTATTATCATTCTGCATCTGAACAATCTGCTCTTGCATATTTGCCTGCTGTGCCTGAAGGACTGCCACGTCTTTCTCAATTCCAGTGATGTAAACAATAGCACTCAAGATGAGAACACCTGTTGTTGCTATATGCGATAGACTTATCGCCTTACTTACGTGCCATTTCTCTTGTGCCATTGTTTTTATTCCTTGTTTGAAATCATCATTTGATAAGCGCTAACTACCTCATCTGTCCAAGTAGCGTTAGCGATTGCTACTACCTTTGGGTCTTCATTGGTTAAGTCATCCGCAGGTACAAGAACGTGTCTGTGGAATGATGAGGATAATACCTCGCCATCTTCAAGTACTCTTGTTGCTGTGCGTACTTGTACTTGACCCATCTCTAATACTTCAATCTTATCTACTACTGTTTGTTTTTCTAAAGCCATATTTGCTCCTTGTTGTTAATAATTTGTCCACTCCTAGAATCCACTAGGAGTAATTAAACCATATATGTAATATTGATAAAAACATCAGATGTGCCACTTGTATAATCGCTCACAGTAAGAAAGTCATCAGCAACATTATCACCGTATTCGTTAATCCTGCACCATGAGTCATTATTTGTCATTACCGCACTTACTGAATTTCTTGAGTTGGCAATATTTACATTATCAACACGCGAAATCCCGTCAGCATAATGGTGCGATGCGTTATTTGAAGTGAAGGGAAAGCCTCTAAAAAATAAGTCGTTACCGCTAGTAAGACCGGTGGTGTCCATATTAATAATATAAATTGAAACATTAACCAATCTGCCTATTTTTGTGTAAAAACCTTTTATCGTTGCAGCACTTCCTGTATTACCGCCAGTATAGGCATCTGCGATAACTGGAGTAAAAGTACCTTCTTCGTAATCATCTAACAATTCGCTGGTCATAGACCCAGTGCCGTCACTCGTTGCTGAAAAATCAATACCGTGTCCGCTTGTGGATATGACTAAATTTCCGTCATTGATATGAACCATACCAGCGTTGGTTATCTTCATACGCTCAGTGCCATCTATCAGAAATTCGATATCTGTGCTACCATGAACACTGTCACCGTCTGCGCTAAATCTCAAATCATTACTGTAAGACACTAGTTCGTGAAACAATCCTGAAGTGGTGGTGTCGGTTAATCTTACTGCTGGATTAGCCGAAGATATATCAACCTCTTGTTGTGGAGTTGTTGTACCCACCCCAATTGAAGATGCGAATGTAACGACACCGCCAACCAAATCAGCAACAGTATGAGTTGTTGTTACCCAATCCGATGAAAAACCACCAACACTAACCGCTTTAACTCGCACATTGTAAGTCGCACCGCTAGAAACTCCAGCTAGATATATAGGACTGCCAGTAGTTTCAACCTCTCCATCATAAGTCGATGTTGTGCTAAATTGCACTATGTATTTCAAAACAAAAGCATCAACAGAGTCAGTCCAGCTAACGTGCATTCTTGCTGATATAGTTCCGTCTGAGTTGGTGAGTTGATGAGTTTCGCCAGAAGCCACCGTCAAGCCTGTTGGTGCTGTGACAGTTGTTGGGTCTGGCAGGTCGGTATCAGTGACGATTGTTATTTCGTCTGTATCTTCCCATGAGTAAGAGGCATCAAAATGCTCAATCAATGAGAGTGTTACCGTTGCATCTGAATCAAGAGACATATCCATAACTCGGAACTGTTTGCTTGACCAATTAGGTGTTGAGTGGGATACGGTTACAATATCACCAACCGCGCATTGAAGTGCTTCTGTGGTTGATAAGAATGAGCATCTAAGACCATTGCGCGACTTCTTGACAATTGTTTTAGCAATATTATAAGCCTGATAAATGCTTGTAACGGTATTTAGGTGCGCTTCTCGCGTCAATTCAAATCCATTGTCCTCGGTCTTATAAGTTGTATAGGTTGAACTTCCTGCGCGTGGGTATTCAATTTGGTCGCTTTCCCAGTTGTTGTCAGGATTGGCGAAAGTGCATATTGCCCTGTTAAATCTCTCATTATTATTTTCTGACGTAATCGCGATGCCGTCTATTATGTGGTCTTCGTTGAAGTCAAAAACGGGAGAGCCAACTAATTCATCTTCAATGAGAATACGATACTCGCCTTGGGTGTATGGCATAATTCCACGCATGCCAGAGAGCAGTATCTTGACGTTATCAATAATTTTCTTGCCTGTGTTAATAGCGGTATTACATGAGAATTTCTCAATCGTACCTGAACCAGTGTAAGGTGTTACGAGTTCATCACATAAGTCTGCGGCTACATGCCATGAAGAAGACAGGTTGGGATTTCCAGCAAAAACACCCGTTTCAAACGATGTCGTTGGTAAACCCTTGCCGTAACGTGAGTTCGTCATATAGTCGAGCAAGCATATCACAGGGTTCGTTGTATATCCAGTTGAGCCTGAACCACTGTTACCCCTTGGGTCGTAACACTTTGTACCCTCAACTTCCGCATGAAATGTTGGAATTGAACTAAAGACTTCGCGGTCAAATTTGAGTCTAATTCCCAGATAAGCAACACCACTTAGCTTGTGGTCTGTTGTCCAGCTTGAAGCGTTTGTAAGCGTTGAATCTGCTGTCTGTGAATCAGTTCCTACATGCTTGTTGATAGTAACAAGACCAGAGTAGCGTGAATCGGTCGATAAAACATCATTAATCCATACATTCCCAATGCTGTTAACCTCTCCCTCTGCCAGCACCAAAGCGATGTATAGATACTCGTTATCGCTTCCTGAACTCTCAACAAATACGCGAGTTCCGCCCACTTTCCTCTTGCCGTATATAACTGGAATATCAGCAATGTTGCTAGACTTATTAACAAGAGTACCTTCTACTTCTTGAAAGTCTTCAGGTTTTGGAGTTAATACCCAACTTATTAGCGCACCAACAACTATGTCGAATAACCAAGCCCAGAATGCCATTACGGTCTACCCCACTTAATATCTTTATTTACAAGTGCTGAAAAATCAAATCCCTTATCAGTTGAAAAATAAAGTGCTTGTGAATTGCTGTTTGTTTTCCTTCCTGACTTCTTCTCAAAATCAGACCAATGAGAAGAGATGGATAATATGACTTCAGAGGTGGTATTACTGTCTTTAATCTGATGACCTTCAATTCGCCCATCATATAGTAAGAATGGGTCACCTATTATCTGGTTGGTGTCGTTTAAGAATGCTCTTAGAATTCGTACCTGTCTACCTGAATAACCTCCTGCAAGCATTAGATTTACAAATGTTTGCTCTACACCGCTTAATTTAATCTTAGAAGAGCCAACTCTGATATCTGATGCTTCTTGAATGGCTTCTATTTGTAAAATATGCCCACTAGCAAGAAACGTGTTTGAGTCATAAACTATGTCTTGAGGCGAGTCTGTGTAATAAATCGGGGTTGCTAAATTAATCTCCAACAAGTGACACATCCTGAAATCATTCGTGGCGATTTCAGTGATTACGCCAGATGAGATTACACGACTCATAGTGCCTCGATGAAGTCTAATTCATATCTGAATAACCCGTCATTGTTAAATGCGAATGCTTGTACGTCATTCTTTAGCCTAACTGTTATTGGCACATCATTGTAAACAAGTGCTTCATTATCTGCAACCGCAGTAACCAATGCTGGCGAAACAGTCAAATTACCAGCAGTATGAGATACAACCATATACACCTTGTCGTGTCCAAACTTAACAAAGTCACCACTCGCTAAATCGCCAGTGCCACCATCAATGGCTATTACTGTTTGCCCAGCAACAACCGCACCATTTGCTAAAAAAGTACCAGATGCCGTACCTCTACTGTCCTCTAAGACGGGAATTCTCATAGTAAAGGTGCTTAGAGTTCCTCGCTTACTGACAACGTAAGAATATACAGGCATGAAATCCGCTTTAGTCATAGGTGGATAAGTTGCCGTAACTTCCCATCTTTGCCCAGACACCTTTCTCGCTTGTGTTCTGCCACTAACTGACTCGCTAAACAATGTTGGGTCTACGCTCTTTATATTCGCGGACTGAAAAACTGGTGAAGTAGGTAAACTCATTATGCGACTCCCATAGTGCCTTTGTCATTCATTGCTTGATTAATAAGACCAACAATCATTCCTCGTCTTGACTCTAATAAATCATCAAATCCTTCAGTATCGTTTGCTGTGATATTAAAACTGACATTGACAGACCGCGAAACGTCTTGCTTCTTGGTGTGGTCTATAATTGTTTCTTGTGGGTGAAGTATGGCTGGAAATCCACCCTTGCCATCAATACCGCCAACTCTTCCGCCTGAACCTGTGTACCCACCCCCATCTCCTGAGAATATACCTTTAATAATATCGCTTATTATACCACCGCCACCAGTACCGCCACCCGTACCGCCAGTTAACCAATCCACAGCAGGTTGTGCAATCTTGATTCTAACAAACTGTTCCAGAATGATATTGACCATAGACTTGAAAAAATCTTTCATATTAGAAACACCTTGTCCGATATTCATTACCGCATTAGTAATACTATCTTCCATACTTCTAGCAATGTCAGCAACTATACCGTCTAACTTGGCTTCTTTGATTGCATCCGCCGTTTCTTTCCATTCGGCTTGATTTCTGTCCATGTGGTCACCTATATTTTCATAGATATCAATAGTGGAACTAAGTGTTGTATTTAAGTCTCTATGGACTTTAATTGCCCCTTCCCATTCAGCTTGATTTCTGACCATATGGTTACTCATATTTTCGTAGATATTAATGGTAGCACTGAGCGTTGTATTTAAGTCATTATAGGATTTTTTTATTTCTTCAGTCGCTTTCTTTGCGGATTCAAGAGATGTTAAATCAGGCAGACCTTCATGAGGGGAGGCGGTTCTGGACTTCATAGAAGCCGTTATTTTTGCTAAGTCGCGTTCAAGGGATAAAATAGCACTACGAAGGGTTTGTAAATGTTGAGCTTCTCTACTCAACGCGCCACCGAATATTGAACGCTTTGAGGCTTTATCTCTTTCATTTGTTAATTGCTTTTCTAGTTCTCTTAATTTTGCCAGTTCCTGTACAATAAGCTGGTATGCTTTTACATCTCCTTGAGCATCTGGCATTTGTTCGAAAGAATCTGTAAACTTATTAATATTGCCAGCCAATAAAGCCAGCCCAGTTATAGCAATTCTTAATTTCGCGCCACCGAATAAAGCAAGTATAAGTCCAGTGTTTCTAACCCACTCTGGCAAAGCCATGTAGTTAGCGATGGTGTTCTTTACAGCAACAGCGATGTCAGCTATAAAACCACCTAAATCTTTAGCACCTTGTATTACCTCTGGACTTTTCAACCAATCGGTTATATCTTGGACAGAACCTTTTGTTTCGTCAAATATGCCCTCTTTCATAAAGGCAAGACTTAAAGCATCCCAAGCATCTTTCATCATTGATACTTGACCATCGAATGTTTTAGCCAATTCCTTTGTTGCGCCAACCATAGTAAATGTGCCTTCTTTCCACATATCAACCATGTGTTTTTTGGTTTGCTCTGCTGTGTATTGAACGCCTGTTTGGAATCCAAGCATTGCTTTTACACCCGTATCACGGAATAAATCAGCCGCGGCTATACCGCCAGAGAATGACCTTTGTAGTTGTTGACCAACTTCCTCAAATGACAAGCCAGAAACAGCCGCGATATCGCCTGTCATTTTCAACAAATCACCTAACTCGTCTACATTATCAGCAACCGTTAATAATGATGGCGAGGCATTTTGTATTTCTTGAAGTGTGAAAGGGGCTTCAGCCGCAAATTCAAGCATGGTATCAAATGCTTGGCTTGCATCTTCTGCGTTTCCTGTTATAAATTTAAGGCGGACACCTAAGTTTTCAACTGTTGCAGTATATTTGAGAGCAGAGCGCAATACAGCACCAGCACCCAATCCGACAAGCGCGCCTTGAAGTGAAAACACCTGTTCTTTGACACGCCTAGCGGTACGACCAATACCCTTGATGGCTTTTTTAGATTTGTTTGCACCAAATACAGCACCCTTTGGGTCAACCTTTACTGCAAGAGTTGCTACATTATTTGGCATTTTCTTCCTCTAATTTGAAATACGCAATCCACCCGTAAAACTCCTCAACTGTCATTAAATCTATCTCATACACAGTTTTGTGTAAGCGATTCGCAAGTGCGTACTTAGTATATAACTCGGAATCGCTTGTTAGTTTCCCTCCATTTCATCAATGGTTTGGGTTATGGATATTTCGCCCACCACACGCGTAATCACG